TGTTTCAAAGATACAGTAATAAGTAGTATTGTCTCCACCGATACCAGCAGAAAAAGATTCAAAACCTGAAACTGCTCCACCAAGTGTAATCGTACCTGTTCCAGTAGTTGCACTGGATTCTTTTACCCTATCGTTTAATTTAAACGCCATTTAATATCCTACGATGTTAAACTAATAATAGCATTTGATGGTGTGCTTGGATCAGGAAACACAATAGTGAAGTCACCATTGGTTGCTGTCTTTGTTCCACCAAAATCTAAAACTACAACTAACTTATCTGATTTGTCATCGTTATATATAACTCCATACGCTGCACTAAAAGTTGCACTTGAAAAAGTTAAGTTAGCAAAATCAACTGTTGCTGTTCCTGTTCCAGTTGCAACTGCCTGACTTCCTAATGCTACTCCACCAGTCGTGTATCCGCTACCGCCACCAGAACTAACTTCGTTAGAAACTGATGAAGAGTAAGCTGTATCAGTGGCTGCGTAAGGTGAACCAGATCCGGCTGTGTATAAAGCTAGTTTAAAAGAATCGCCCGAGTTTGCAAAATTATGCGTTCCTGAAAGCAACTCACTTTTAAAACTATGTGGTATTACATTTGCCATTTTTTATCTCCTTATTATGGTGATGGTGATTTAATAACATTACGAATAACACCATCCTGATATTCGTCTCTTCTTCTTCGACCTTCTTGTTCTATCGAATATGAAGCTGCTGATCTCTTATAAGACATCTCATAGTATTGTAACAGATCTGTTGGACCTTTCAAGTATCCATATGTTTCTGCAAGACATGCATATAAAAGTAAATCTTGATATTTGTTTGATAAATATGTTCCTACCGCAGACGCTGGATTAGCTGTCGTTGGCTGGGTAGTGCTAGTTATGCTGATTGGCTGTTTCATATATGCCAGTGTTATTTCATAAGTTGCATTTGGAGTAGGTGCCACCACCCAAAAATTAGCATCCCAATTAGCATAATATTTAGGAATACCTGAAGCAGTTCCGGGGGTATCGTAAAAAGTAGCCATATAACTAGTTTCTTTTTTCTCTAAAAAAGATTGAGTATTAGGTGTTACGTTTGTATCTTTCAACTGAACATATCTTATATTTCTTAAGTCTGAGGGTATAGTTACGAATCTATTTCCATTAACTAAGTTAGAAGTAGCATAGACTCTATTATCGTCAGTATCTATTTCTCTATATATTCTATTTTCTGAATTTTTTATAATTGTGTCCAATACAGTATCAGATAACACTCCACTATCCACCTCTGTATAGTTTCTAATATCAGTTCTTAAATTTGCTAAAGTGTATGCCATATTACGGTGTTAAAGTTACAGGTCCTGCTGTAACTGTCATTCCTCCTGATTCCTCTGTTATAGTTGGAGTTGATCCTATTGTAAACGTATACTTATCTGTTGTTGTAACAGTAATACTAAAACCAGATGCAGATTGATATACAGAGGGCGCTAAACCACCTAGAGAGCCCTCTACATTTCTAAATACTACAGTATCTCCTGTAGACCTACCATGGTTTGTTTCTGTAACAGTTACAGTAGTGGATCCACTAGTTATTGAAAAAGGATTAGGTCCTAATAGTCTTGCAACAGCAGGTTCAACTCTATCTGGTCTTGCATTACGTAGACCTTGTGGTTCTGGCATAAATCTTTTTGGCTCTAGTTGTGGATGTTTTTTCTCATACTCTGATACATGCACTCTTGAACCGTTCCACTCTATAATCATTTCAGTGTATGGAAATTCCATTCCTGACCTGTCAGAGATAAATTTTGAATACTTACCAACAGCCATTAGTTAACCTCTTTAAAATAAGAGTTAGGTGTAATGAAAGTGCTTGATGATGAACCATCTTCTGCCAGTGCTCTTTGTAATTCATCTTCATAATATAACTTAAATTCCTGGGCTCTTTGCGGATTGTATTTTTGAGACAAATAAAAAGTTAAACCTGATATCATACAAGGTACAAATCTATAAGGAACGTCTGTTGCATTAGTGTAAGAACCTACGTCTTGTATTCTTTTTACAAAAAAGAAATTTAAAAACTTACCGTTTTCAGTTGATCCAGGTGTTAAATATAAATTAATTGTAATTTTATCTATGAATCTTTGTACAAAATATTGCGATGGCTGTCCTGTAGAAGTTTTATTTGATAAAGCTTGATACGCTGATCTAGCTATTTTTGATAAAGGAACGTCTATGTTATTATCGTTTCTAAAACTAGCCTCTAATATATCATCAGCTCCATTAACAAAATTAGTAACAGCGTCTCCACTACTATGAGATGCTGCCGTAGTATCATCTGCTGCTCTGGTTGCACCTGTTAAATTTAAAGAAGATATTCCTGTGTAAGAAATTATCTCATCATTGACTTTAATTTTACCTGATGAAGGCATGTTTGTTACAGATGTAAGAGGTATAGTTGTAACACTACTATTTATACCTGCTGATAAAGTTGTGGTAACACCATTAGAAGCTCCCTCTGCAGAAGATCTAAATATTGTATATTCTGTTTGATCGGTTGCTAATGTTATAGATGTGTTTTCAACTTCCCAATAATGTAGGCCTCTATTAGCCCACTCTTGAAACATAATGTTTAAAGTTCTTCTAGAAGTTTTTAACTGATATCCAGATACATTTTGAATACCCATTCTTTCAAAAGACTCTTCTATTATTTCATCAATAGAAAAATTTTTTTCAAAAACTTGAGTTCCAGAGGTAGTGTTAGCCATTTAGCCTCCTACTTATCTATAATAACAGTTACAGTAGCATTTGAAAGAGCAGAAACAGTCATTCCACCATCAAATACAATTCCATCTTCTGCAAGATTGTATGCAAATACATCTCCTGCTGGTACATCTACTTGAAACTGTGTTACTGAGTTTCCGTCTTGTAAAGTAACTGAACCTGCAGAACCAGATGAGGCTAAAATAATTCCTCTTAATCTAGTTCTTCCTGCAAATACAGAACCTGTTGAACTTTTTCTAACTGCTTTTACGTCTGACTTCATTAGCCTGTGTATCCTATTGTTACGGAGTCTGTTGTAGTTAAATCTAAATAGACTCCTGTTCTAAATCTTATACCAGAACCGGGAACCATTAAATCAAGTCCTTCAGAACTAAATTTAGCTTGAAACTCTAAAGAACCTGTAGCGTCTGTTCCATCATGTAGTTTTACCAAACAGTTAGTTCCACCATGAGCTAATATGTAAGTTACTCTACATGGTCCCAAATTTACACTACCACCTGTAATAGTTTTAAATCTTCCATCAGCTGTTAATGTCGTAAACTTCTGGTCACTTGAAAATGATCCACCGCCTGCCATAATATTCTCCTAATAAGGAGCCCCCGAAGGAGCTCCAAAATTAATTATTAACTTAAATTGTTATTTTGTAGATATAACACAGTTGCAGTTGCTGCACCAGCAGTAGCTGCTGATCCTGACTGATTATATGTAGCTACAACAGTAACATCAGAAGTCCCAATATCAATTAAATTTCCTATTTGAGATACGTCTGAAGTTGCTAAAACTCTAGCTTGTGATCCTGCTGCTAAAGCATCAGCAAATTTATCAGCTGTAGTTCCATCTCCAAAATCAATAGTGTTAGCAGAACCTGCATCGAAAGCAGTTGTAACATCTAAAGTAATTTGAAAAATTTGGCTGTTCGCTGGTAATGTTGCAATAGTAGTTGTGCTACCATCTGCACCAAAAACAATTTTAGCTGATTGAGCCATTAATACGAAACCAGTGTTTGCACTAGCTCCTTCTCTTATCGTTCCCGCTTTTACCGGTCCCGAAAATGTAGTTGTTGCCATAATTATCCTCCTAGTATTTCCGAACGCAGTCTCTAGGCCGTCGACTATACTCGTCTACGTTCTGATTAATTGTATAGTGATTATTTTATATATTAGATTTGAATAGAGCGCAAGAGGGCCTGTAATGTGGATTGGATTTTTCCAACGATGTAGCTTTTTATTAAGTAGCTACTGAAACTTGTGGTGCAGAACCTTCTATTTTATTTTGCATATGCTCTTTTTGAGCCTCTGCAAGTTTTATATGGCTAATTACTTCTCTGACTTTTCTGTCGATCTTAACCATATTGAGAGTATATCTACCCTCTTTAAGATGCTCCTGCTCCCATTCGAGATCCAGACCCCTTTTCTTCGTGTAAAGGTCCTGTAGATGTTGCATCACGTTCTCCATCGATAACCTCCTCATAGGTTATTCGTTTTATCTTGGGATCATTCATTTCTCCAAGATACTCCCATTTTATATCACCTTTTCCTAGCTTGTCAACTATTGCATTTTCTATGTCAATTGGTGATTCTATGCAAGTTATATGGAAATCAGCATGCATTTGATATGCAAAAATCTGAACTCTGAACTTCTTAGGGTGCATTTTTCCTTTCTATTCTTGAAATGAGGCGGGATTGTGTCCCGCCTCAAATTATTTATTACGCACCTGGTGATGCATAGATACCTCTAGGGTCAGATACGCCAAATACGTATCTTTCTCTAGCTTTGTATCTTACGTTACCAGTATCGAAATCGCCTTCCATTTTTGTAGTTAATGGAGCTCTTTCAAGATGCTTCATACCATTAGGCACATCTGTGATTAGATAGAACGCATCTGGGTCAGTTAAGAAGTGGTTGATTGAGTAACCACCAGGAACCATTCCCATACTTGCTAATGCGTTGATATCATTATCAGCAGTTCCAACTCTCTGTGTAGACTTCATAAGTCTCTCAGCAGTAAATTGAAGTTGTGATGGAATGATCATCTTCGTAGCTTTTGCAGCAATTTTTAAACCTCTTTCATCAGTTAGTGCTGCAATGTCGATCATTGCTTGCTCTAAAGATGTTTCGTTCAAGTCTGCAGCTGTTGCCAATGTGTTACTGAAAGATCCAGAAACAGTTGGGTGTGCAGTATTGAAAAGAGTTACACCGTCACCTGATTTGAAAGTCAAACCTGGTAGACCATTGTTTAATGGTGCCGCTGCTTTGATTTGTTTTGTTTGAGCCATAGATCTTGCCAATGCTTTTGTATACCTTGTAGCAAGTCTATCGTATAAGTTATCCTCAATTGCTTCCTCAGTGATTGCAAACCCGAGAGTTACTGTCTCGTGTGTGTATCTTGCTGTGAAAGTTTCTTGAGCTCTATCAAACTCTACGCTAGATCCTTCCGGTTTTACTTTAGCTTGACCGAATCCTGATAACATTACTTCCTCTTCGAAAGCTCTGTCAGATGACTCAGTTGTGTATATCTCAGCATGCTCTTGGTCATACTGTTGATACTCCAGGCCGAATAAGGCATTCAAACCTGGCTCTAGTTCTTTGACTAGTTGATTACGTGATATCGCCATGTTGTTATCCTCCTATTAGATTCCGGCCACGTTGTTTCCTAAGATATGCTCATTGATCATAACTCTAAGAGCGAAGCCCTCAGCACTTGTATCAGAATGATCAGGATCTCTAGAAACTCCGATGATTTTAAGTTGCGCTTTTGTATTAGCCGTTGTTGCCGAAATTTTTGATTTCGAAATAAACAATGGACTTGTTCCATCAGCGTCGACCTGGTCAGCACATCCTCCCACTTCGTTTTGGTTGAATGCAGTGTCCGCAGACATGATGTCATACATCTGTCTTGGGTCGTCATTTACGAATGCAGTTATATCCGTAGCAGTGTTACTTGCTTTGGAGAAGTTTGCAAACGTTGGTTTGTTGGTATCAGCATCAGTGAAAAATACACCGTTTAACACACCTAAGTTATTTTCAGTAGTGTTTCCTGCTTTTAGGATTACTCCGTCTGCTGTTAATTGCACCATTGATGCGTGCGAAATTAATGCAGAAGAAGCTGCTACTGAGTATTCACCTAGTCCAGCGTTATTATCTGTCTGACCAACTTTTTTTATGGGTCTGTATCCAAACCCTGTTGTTGACGCGTTAGCCATAGTCATTACTCCTTATGTACCTGCCCCGAAGGGCCTCCAGTACGGTTTATTTATTCGCTGGTTTGAATCGTTATGAAATTTTAACTTTTCTTGCCACCGAAGGTTACACGAGTATTTCTATCTACATTGATAGGCATACTGTTATGCTGTTCCTTCTGAAGCTCGGCATCTACAGCTTGTTGTTGATCTGTTGCTTGACGCATATAATATTCAGATCTTTGCTGTGCGAGATCTTCCGGTACCCTTGTCAGCACAAGGCCTCCGTGCCCGATCACCCCTGCGTATTTGCCATCTGTGACTGTGGGGAAGTCCTCTTCGGGATATTCGTCTGCTCTTACTAATTCATAACCGGATCTTAAACGTCCTTGTATATTTTTAGTATCGACGAACCCTAGGATTTCTACCCTGACCCATCTGTGTCTAAATCCATTTGGCGCGTTGGGCG